GCAATTTCCGCTCGTCTATCCATAATGGACCTTTCGTTACGTCATTCAAGCTTACCTAAAAAGTATAATACAAGTCCACTAAAGAGTGCAAATACTTTTGAAGCACTTTGGACTTTTTTACATCGGCTCAAGTAAGCGGATGCGCCTACTCCCCTGTGTTTATGCGGTCTGTAGCGTGTAGCGATACACGGTACGTTGGATTTCTAACGCTCTATCTTTCAGCATTTTTTCTTCCCCCAAACCGCCCCCTTTTTTCATTTCTAGGAGAAATTATGGACCCCGAAATCATTGACGGCTATGCCTGTCCCACTGACCCCATGGAAGCACTTCAGTGCGAGAGCTGCCAGTAATGGGCATCCTAGGAACGGGAATTCAAGAAGGTCTGCTCCTCAAACCAGTTCGTTATCAGTGGGCAATGGACCTCTACGACCAAGCGGTTGCTAACACTTGGTTCCCTAACGAGATTCAGTTAGGTGAGGACATCGCTGACTTTAAGAAGATGACGGACGAAGAACGTCACGCTCTTGAGTTCTTGATGTCGTTCTTCAACCCCAGCGAGCTCATCGTCAACAAGGCTCTTGCGTTTGGTGTCTACCCTTACGTCAACGCACCCGAGGCGCATCTCTACCTCGCCAAGCAGATGTGGGAAGAAGCCAACCACTGCATGAGCTTCGAGTACGTCCTTGAGACTTTCCCCGTTGACCGAGAGCGAATCTACGCTCAGCACATCGAGTCAGAAACGATTGCTCGCAAGGAAGAGTTCGAGACCAAGTTCATCAAGCGCATGACCGAGGACACTCTGGACATCGACACGGTTGAGGGCAAGCAGGACTTTGTGCGGAACCTCGTGGCGTACAACATCATCATGGAAGGCATCTGGTTCTACTCGGGCTTCATGGTTGCTCTGTCTTTCCGCCAGCGCAACCTGCTCAGGAACTACGCATCTCTCATCGACTGGGTTGTTCGTGACGAGTCCCTGCACCTGAAGTTCGGCATCAACCTCATCCTCACCGTTCTGGAAGAGAACCCCGAGATTGTGACGGACGAGTTCGTTGCTGAGGTCAAGCAGATGATTCTGGACGCTGTTGAGATGGAATGTGCTTACAACGAGGAGATGTTCCCGAACGGAATCCTCGGTCTCAACCACAACTACGTCAGTCAGTACACGAAGTATCTTGCTGACCGTCGGTTTGAGGAGTTGGGCTTCCCGGCTCACTACAACGTGACCAACCCTGCGAAGTGGATGGCAACGGCAAACGACACCTTGCAGTTGGTCAACTTCTTCGAGTCCACCAACACCTCGTATGAGGTCAATGCGAAAGTAAGTTAATTATGTCTTGCGGAGACAAGTGCACCTGTGGTAAGAAATAATAGATAACATCCACCACATAGGAGGGGACAAAATGACATACGAAGTGGTTGAAGTTCAGAACAAAGACAAGACGAGGACCTACAACATAGAAGGGCCTCGGAAAGAAACAGTCGAATCGTTCTGGAACTGGCTGGTCGCTAATCGAGTTATCGAGAGTTACAAGATAACCGAGCACTAAACTAAAAAGAGAAAGGCCCCCGACCGTCGGCGGGGGTCTTTTCTTTTGGTATCTTTCTAGTACGCCCCTTTAGCTCAGTTGGTAGAGCACTTCACTTGTAATGAAGATGTCGTCGGTTCGAACCCGGCAGGGGGCTCTGAGTAGTACAATAGTTGGGACAGAAACACTAAAGTACGAATAAGACAGAGGACAACATGAACCCGGAAGAGTACCCAACAATTCGCCAACTCGGCGGGTCTGTTGTTGACGTTCGCAGATTTATCAAAGACGAAGTTGTCTATGAGACAGACAAGCATTGGTCATGCTTCAACATGTCCATCGGCTATTGGCCCAAGAAGGGCTACGTCGCCACGTTCCGTTCTAGCAACTTCATCTACGACTCCCGAGGTTTGTATCGCATCGTAAACGGTGCCACCGACTTCCAGAGCAAGCTCTACTTCTCAGAACTAGATAACGACTTTAAGCCCAAGAAGCTTCGTGAGATTGACTTCTCTGAAGTAGAAGAGTACGACTTCAAACGTGGTGTAGAGGATGCTCGTCTCTTCTACCGAGACGGAGCTTGGCATTTCACTTGTGTTGTTCTAGAAAAGAACCAAGTCGAAAGGGCTCGCATGGCTATCGCAAAGCTTGACTCAAAGTGCACAAAGGTTGTTGACTTCGAACTATTTCCCGGTCTTGACGCTCTCGTCCCCGAAAAGAACTGGATGCTCCCTTACGAGACCAATGACAACTTTGACTTCATCTATGGGCCCAATCAGGTGGTCAAAGACGGAACACTTTATGGATGGATGACCGACGCCCCCGAGACAGCCATGCTCCGAGGCAACACCAATCTTCATTCCCTAGGAGACGAGACTTACCTTGGTGTCATGCATCGAACCTTCACCAAGACAGACAATAGATATGTAGCCGAAAGTTTTGGCACTATCTCGACAACTACTCGTGATTACGTTCATTACTTCGTTAGATTCAACAACGAGGGCTACATCATGTCCATGTCTGAGGGCTTCAAGTTTCACTCCCCCGGCATCGAGTTTGCCTGCGGACTGGTCGCTCAGAAGAAGGACTTCCTCATCTCCTTCGGGAAGAACGATGTCTCTTGCCATGTGGCTCGCATCCCGATGGACACGGTGCTCAAGTCACTCAAGACGGTCGAATACTAGACTTCTTTTATGTCAGCAGAGGCGATGCATCCGTCTGCCCAAACAGAGGCAGAACCAGAAGAAGTCAACGAAGAACTTGAGTACGTAACAATTCCCGAACGCTGCGACCAGTGCGGTTCTCAGTCTTATTACAAAGTTATTCTCAAAGGCGGCGGAGAGCTATATCTCTGCTACCACCATTACAACTCTCACGAAGAGAAGTTGTTCGAAGTAGCCGAAGACATCATTGACGAGTCCGAGCTACTCCACAAAAGTTAAGAAGTCTTCTTCTTAGGTGCCCTCTTCTTTGGAGCAGGCTTTGGCTCTTCTTTTTCAGCCTCAGCCTGAGCTTCCTCTAGCGTTTCAATAGCTTCCTGCAGGGGAAGTTCTCCACCCTCAGCAACCTCTTCAAGAATCTGCTCGAATTCTTCTGGTGTCTCTGCTGCCTCTTCAACAGTCATAAACTTCAAAGCTTCGGCGTAGACCTTCTTTTCTACAGCAACAACGTGAGGTTGTGGCCTGACGATTTGCATTTCAATGGGGTGCTCGCCCTCTTCGGGCTGTTTTACAACGTGAAATTCCCCATCACGCCAGACGACACAGGGGTCTGGTACGAGCCCCTTGAGCGGTCCGGATGTCATGCAATCCTGCATGTGCCGAGCCAAAACAGCGGTGTTGTTCGGCATCTGAGAGTAACCACAAAGACATTTCATGGTTCTATTCTACATCCTATTTAGAAGCGGCATTCTTCCGTTCTGCTGCAAGGTTCTCACCGGTCTTGTTCTTCCAGTGAACCCGCTTGATTCGGTCTGGACGGAAGGACCTGACTTGCTTGTACCCCTTGGGACCACCGATGACATCAATCCATTCCGTGGCACTATCGGGATTCAGAACATGTCTCATAAATCGGAACCTGCCTGACTCTCCGGTGATACTCAATTCAGTATCACGCTGAATCTTTCGACCGTTGGCCTCGTAGTCTTCGCTGACTACCCAGTTGTCGTTGGGCCGGGGTTCCTGTGGTTTGTTTGATTTTCTTCGTCGTGGCATGGCGGTATCATACCTCCGTTTGTTATAGAAGTCAAATCGAGCTTCTGAGATACACTTATAGCATGACCGACAACCCTAGGAACAATGTCTCGAAACCATCTCGGGACCAAGCGAACCTGTTTCGCACTGACATGTTCGGTCGGGTCAAAATCGCTGAGCCCTACACCATCTTCGATTCTCAACACCGATACAAGGTGGCAGGTGACTGGTCAGACGAGACCACAGGAACTGCTTCATCTGTCTACCTCCCCAATGCGAGCATGGACACCCTCACCGTCGGTGCCAACGCTGGCGACAAGATGACCCGGGAGTCCAAGAGAGTCTTTCTCTACCAACCCGGTAAGTCTCTGCAGGTCATGCAGACCTTCGTGTTTGGTCCTGCTAAGGCGGGGCTCCGCCACAGAGCGGGGTACTTCTCACGGCAGAACGGCTACTTCCTTGAGCGAAGCGGAACCGATGTCTACCTCGTGTCCAGAAGTTATGTCAGCGGTTCAGTCGTGGAGATTCGTGTCCCCCAGTCCGAATGGAACATGGACACCCTCGACGGCAACGGTCCAAGTGACGTAGTTCTTGACCTTTCCAAGACCCAAATCTTCTTCTCCGAGTACGAGTGGCTAGGTGCTGGTTCTGTACGTCTTGGGTTTGCCATCGACGGAAACTTCATCATGGCGCACCAGTTCAACCACGCAAACCACATCACTTCCACCTACATCACAACTGCTTCTCTTCCGATTCGCTACGAGATTGAAAACCTTGTTGCGACTGAGAGCGCTTCGTCCCTCGGGCAGATTTGTGCCTCGGTCATTGTCAATGGTGGCTACGAGCGCATCACCGAGTCGTGGACCGCTGCTCGAACAGCAACGGTAAACGTCGGCTCTGATTTCTACCCCCTAGTTTCAATTCGGATGACAGAGGGTCGAACGGACTCCATCATCCTCCCCTCCTCCGCTGAGATTCTCCCTGTCGCTCAGGGCAACTACCAGTGGGCTCTTATTCGCAACGCAACCCTTACGGAAGGCACTTGGGTAACCCATGCTCCCTCCACGGGCAATATCCAATACAACATCTCTGCTACCGCCATGACAGGTGGAACTGTTGTTGCTGAAGGATTCATCAACTCTTCCAACCAAGCTTCTGCATCTATCGACGTTGGAAACGGCAACCTCGCTCGCTTCGATTTGCAACTTGGGCGCACTAATTCGAGCACTCCTGTGAGCGACACTTTGACCCTCGCACTGCGCTCATTAGGGGGAACGCAGTCGGGAATCGGTTCTTTGAGTTGGACCGACCTTCTATAGAACCTGCTGCCACCATCTAGACTTTTCCTATGAATGAAGAAGCTAGCGAGGAAGAACAAGAGTCCTCGAAGTCAGACAAACTTGAGTTTGACGAACAGGCTTTTGAAGATGCCTTAGGCGCAAGTCCGATGGATGAGGACGCCGTGCAGATGCACGAGTTGTTCCTTTCTTTCATGCGAGCTGGCTTCCTCGAACATCAAGCTCTACGTTTAGTCGCCATGTTGATTGACCAAGCCAACGCCGAAACCATTGTCTTCACCGCAGATGACGGCGACGACGATGAGGATGATGACTGAGTGGGAGCCCGAAAAAGTGGATTTCGAGCCGGATGACTTTGACGACGACGGGCGCTCAGAAGAGATATTCGAGATTCTGATTAATACCGGAGCCCTCGAAATTATGGGCTATGACCATCAGGGAGACCCGGTTTTTCGATTCACCGAGAAGTGCAAGGATGTCTTTCCAGAGCTGTATGCCATGCATCAGTCAGAAGTGAACAACACCGCTAACGAGCTATGGCAGCTTGGCCTCATCAGTCTCAACTTCACAGATGAAGACATGACGGTCACTATCACACCGGACAACTACAGCAATCTAAAGAACTACGAAGGAGACCTCACCGAGGAACATCTCAACTTCTTGCAGTCTTTGGTTGTTAGAAGAAATATGGATGACGACTAGTCGGGGTATCCATCAAGAGTGACCTTGCCCTCTAGGTATCCAACGATGGCCCTAGGGACAACGTAGGAAAGAATCTCCCTTCCCTCACACACGTTGCAGGCGCAGAACGGCTGACCACTTTCTGTCTCAACGTCTGCCTCGGGGCTATCTAGGTCAGCGTCTATTGACTCGTAAAGAGTCATCATGTATTCCTCAAGGCCCTGCTGTAGCTCGACACCCCACTGGGGGTCCTCAAGAGCGAACTTGACTCCTAGCTTTTTTACGTCATCCGTCATAGAATCAATATTACGCATAACCTAGGCTAATACGCAAGAGAATGCCTAGTATGAGGAGCAGTGATTTACTCGCTGCTGGCAAAAGAGACGGAGGACCTAGTGATTTACTCGAAGATGCCGGAATATGACGTATACGTCATGCGCAACACGCAGGGCAAGCTTGGTTGCTACATGTGCAAGTTTGGTGACCTTATCGAAACCGTGTTCCACCCAGAGTCCACGCAGGAGATGCTGGACCACATCGCAGCACACGACCGAGCAGGTGACAAGGTTCCCCTTGGCATCCTCACCCAACTAGTTGCCGACGACCTGACCAACTTCCCCCACAACCCCATGCCCACGGAGCCTTCGTCTTAGAACGGAGTGGGAGCCCGGAAAAATGGATTTTGACAGGGAGTTCTCAACGATGATGTCCAACCAAGAGAAGTTGGAGCGTGCGTATCAGAGGGGCAAGTGGGATGAGCGCAGACGCATCCTCAAGGAGCTTGCCTACCAAGAAGAGCGGTACGGCAGGAGACACAAGATGTCCCCGAAGGAAGCCATGCGAGCCATCTTCGGCAGATGGCGATAATTACGACTTGTTCAGCACCCAGTCGGTGACAACCTTCTGCCACTGGGCGTACTCCCTCTGACTTGCTCCTTCGGGCAGGTTTCGGTTAGCTGGAACCTCTTTTTGATAGACAACTTCGTCATCTAGGTTGTAAATCATCAGATTTGCCGTAAACACGGCCTCTCCAATGGGCAGCACCACAATGTTGTACTTCCCCATAATTTGACCGGTCCACAGCGGTCGTTCGTCTAAATCACTCATCGTTCGTCTCCTTCGAGAGGGACCGATACCATTCTCGGCCTTCGACTACATCCTTACAGAATTTTGGCTTTCCTAGACCCTCTGCAGCCATCCAATCAAACCACTTCGGCATACAGTCGATGTAGTCGTCATCTGCCCTGAGAGGGGCAAAAGGCACCCCATAGGCGTGCGCCACAATCGCAGCGTGCATTGAGCCTGCCAATACAAAGCGAGCGCCGGAAATCTTCTGGACAAACTCAATAATGTCTTCTTTTGTCTCGACTACAGGTGAGAAAACAGCGTCTGCTTTGAGTTCAAAGATTGATTGCTGGTTGTAGTCCGACGGGTCTGAGATGTGACGGACCACGATGGCAAGGGCGTTCGGGGCACCCTTCGGAACAAACTCGGGAAGTTGGTACGCCGGGTCGTGCGTCACCTCAACTTCGACTCCGTGTCGAGCGAGCTCTTTCTGCGTGTAAGGCCCCCGACAACCAATAAATTTGCTTTGTTGGATGAGGTCCGGCTGAATCATCTCGCCACGCCAACCACAGTTGATGAACACCGGAGTCAGGTCTTGAGCGAGAGCAGCGATGATGTGCCTTGTAGAAATCACGCTACCGATGGGGAAATACAGGTGCTCCGTGTCTTCGGCAAAGTCTTTATAGACCCCCTCTGGAAGTAGGACTTCATAGAGGGCGTCTCCGAAATTACGGGTAACCCCGTCCATCTTCCATTCGTGAATCACTGACTTAGATTACCGTTTCTGTTTTGGCTGCTGGGGGAAGGATTAGGAAAAAGTGTCATCCAGTAGCACTGTTGATAGCACGGCGATATCTGGGTCAACGGTAAGACTCAAATTTTCGTCTGAAATCATCTTGTAGATTTCCCCGTCAGGACTAACGTGCACAACAGACCCTGAGTGGCCTATCCCAATCTGAGGAGCCCCGGGAATCAGAATGGCAGCAACTGTTGCGTGTTGCTCAACGTGCAATACACCCCCACCCAGTGAAAAGAGCCCGAACGAGTCTTTTGTAACTTTTTCAGGTTCTTTGCGAATAAGCGGAATCTCAACTTCCGCTTGTTTTTGAGTATTTAAGGGGTCATCGAGCAAAGCAAAGAAAACTGGCCTTTGGAACAAGGGCTCCATATGGTCCATTACATATTTAGTTATTGCTACCGAGGATTGAGCCCACTCAAAGGCAGACTTCGGCTTTCGGCCCATTATGGAAAATCCCCACATGAAGTCCTCAAACCTCTGGGGGACAATCCGAATATCCTCGGTATCCATCACTCCATTATAGTCCGCCTCGAATAAGGCTTTTAGCGGAATGGGAGCCCGAAAAATCAGGTTTCGATGTCTTTGGCTACTTGCTCAGTAATTTCCAATTCGTTCGCCAACCAAAGTCTGTAATCCTCAAGCAACTTGAGCTGACCCTTCAAACCATTGATGTTCTCTTCGGTCTGTCGAAGCGCAGTTCGCAGATACCTGCGGTGTTGCTCGGCCTTGAGGTCCGTACCTTCAATCATGCAACCATGTTAGTTCTTTTTCTTGCGCCGTTTCAATACCTTGGGTTGTACGTCTGCCGGTGCTGCAACTTTCCAGTCCGGTAACGGAGGTTTGGGCTTGCCAACGTGGCACTCGCACCCACACTCAACGATGGTGTCGTCCCAGTTGCGGTAGTGGACCCGACAGCCTTCGTCGTGTCCGTCTAGACACCAACCAAACTTTCTAGTCATTGCGCAAACTCTATTACACGACTAGGATTTTGTCTAAGAACGGAAAGTGAGCCCGAAAAATGACATTTCAGGACATTATTATTGATTTGGAGATGCTGGCGCTGATTCACGAATCAGAAGGTCACCCCATCAAAGCCAAGGCAATCAGAGACGCAATCTCATACTTGAACACTAGAAACGAACACCAAAAGCTTTTTTCTAGCTAAAGTTCTTTCTATTCCAGAAGTGGTTCCTGTAACCATTCTTCATCTGGGAACGAAGAGTGCCCATTTGCTCAAAAGCCATTGTTCCGGTGGTCTCGTAGTCGCCCACGGTTGTGTGCTCCCACACTTCTCTCTTGAATGGGATGACCTGAGCAATTGGAGTACCTGCGGGAATAACCCCACGCCACTCGGGGTCGTTTAAGACAAACGGAAAACCGACTGGAAGGTTAAACGTGTCTGTATCGACCACCCCATCAAAGAGTGTGAAGGGCAGGTCATGGTGCGATGGCGTCTTGAATAGACACGAATAACCTTCTGGAGTTCTCATTCCAAAAGTGTTTTGGAACTTTGGAACACGAGACCATCCTTCGGGGAACATCGGGTGGGTACCGATTTGCTCTTCGGGGTGATAGTCAATGAAAGGAATGAATGCTGGCTCGAACCAAACTTCTCCGTCATGCTCTTCTACTGATATATCAGTTGGCAAGAACAGAACATAGCCCGTAAGCATGGAATCAAGAATCGGCACACAACGCTTAGCAGTAGATGCAGCGTCTCCATGGGCCTCTATACGCTCACCGTGTTCTCGATAAGAAGGCATGGAACGCCACCACTCAGGTAAAACATCTTTGGCGGGCTTAGGGTAAAACTCCTCCCCCACGAGCTCAGAGAACTCAAAAAACTCAATCTTCATATTTTCATCGTAGCCGTCTTTTGCTGATTACGGAATGGGAGCCCGAAAAGTCCAGTTTTGGTGTTTTTGGTGTTTCTATGATACTTTGGTAGTCCAATGACGGAAGGACCGAAATGGAAGAAACGACATACACCCCAACCCCAGAGATGTTGGCACTTGTCAACAAGCGGAAAGAGCTTCGACAAGAGCGTCAGAACATCAGGAACCACATCGAGTACCTGCAGAAGAAGGTGGAACGGACTACTGGCAAGATAGAAATGGTCCAAGAGTCCATGGACGAACTCAGAATGAAAGAAAATCCCGACCTAAACACCCTTCCCGGGCTAGAATTCGATGAGGGAGAAGACGGATAACGGAACGGGAGCCCGAAAAGTTGGATTCTGCAACCCCTGTACAGGATGACCAGTACATCTTTGATGTCCTAGAGAGCCTTGGAGGAGGTCCTCGGGTCGGTTTGACCGCCTCGTGCTTCGACCTCCTCCACGCAGGGCATGTCCTCATGCTTGAGGAAGCAAAGTCGATGTGCGACTACCTCATCGCTGCTTTGCAGACCGACCCCAGCATTGACCGCCCGAAGGAGAAGCGGAAACCATTCCAATCTCTGGTCGAGCGACAGATTCAACTCTCAGCGGTCAAGCATGTAGACGAAATCATCGTCTACGAGACGGAGGAGGACCTCCTCAACATCCTCAAGACCCGTCGTCCCGACATCCGAATCATCGGTGAGGAGTACATCGGTCGGGACTTCACGGGTAAGGACTGGTGCGAGAAGCACGGGATTGCCATTTACTACAACACCCGAACCCACCCCTACTCCACCACCGAACTGGTCCAGCGCATCAAAGGCAAATAACGGAACGGGAGCCCGAAAAAATGGATTCTGAGACACGACGGTCGCAGAACGAGATTGCTCGTCACCTGCAGAAGATTGCCGAACAGCTTGAAAAGCAGAACAACTTGTTGGAACAGGTCGTCAAGGCCCTGAAAGAGCGCTAATTGTACGAAAATCGCTCCTAGCGTACAATATCTGAACATTATAAACCCCCTAGATGTTGTACAACTTTGAGTCTAAGTCTGTATACTGAAATCCCCAGAAACAAAGGGGAGGAGACGCATGGACATCACACTTGACTGGTACGAGTACTCAATGGCTGCCGAAGTCGGCCTTCGTCGGAGTCTGGAGTCCAAGCGTGCAGGTTTAGAGGATGCTCACGGTTTAGTGACCCTCGGATGGAGCGAAAGCATCGAAGGTGCCATCGGAGAACTGGTCGTAGCCAAGGCTCTCAACATCTATTGGGACGGGAGCGTCAACACCTTCAAGGCACCTGACTTCCCACCTAACATTCAAGTCCGAACTCGTCCCCACCCCGAACACGACCTCATCGTGCGTCCAGTTGACGACCTTTTCGATATTTTCGTTTTGGTCACAGGTAAGTGCCCCAGCTATACCGTTCGGGGGTTTATCCATGGCTACGACGCTCGGGACCCCGAATGGCTACACAACGAGGGCATCGGCTTCCGTCCAGATGCGTACTTTGTTCCTCAGTGGGCTCTCAAGCCCATTGAGAACCTCAAGGAGGTTGCACTCGCCATCTCCGATTCATATAATAAGGAAACCTAAGGAGGTAACGACATGGATTGGACAACACCGTTTGAGTGGGCGTTCCAGATTGCTATGTGGGGGATTGGTATTTTCCTTCTGGCAACGTTGGTCGCTTTTCTGATTCTTGTTCTCTATGCGCTAGGCAAGGCGTTCACCGTGGCATTCAAGAATGTCCGTGGGAACATCGAGGACAAGAAGAAGCCAAATCTCACCGCAGTCGAGTAATCAGTGGGTAGCCCGAACAGGGAGCCTCAACCGGGGAATCCAGAACGGATTTCTCTTTTGAAGTTCGAGTCTTCTGGTTTTAGCGATGATGGCACGGTTCTGATAACAGCGACTTTTCGGTACGACCCGTGGTGTTGCAATGAGAGCCACGAAGTTGTTGATGGGATAAACGCTCTATCCAGAGCAATCGAGCAGTCTTACGAGTCTGAGCAGTCAGAACGACTCGCAAGACTTGAAGACGAGTACAGAGGGATTCTAAATAGTGACCAAGATTCGGTTTAAGTCCGATGTCGATGTCGAGCTAGTCAAGTGCAGTGCCGAAGACATGGATGTCGTCTTTTCCGCTCGGGTAAGCACCGAGGGGGAGCGCACTCTTGACTTCGCAGGACTTGAGAACAACGAGCTTCCACAAAAAGATAAAGGTCTCATCAACTTTCTGATGAGGGAACGCCACGGGACACCCTTCGAGCACTCCTACTTCACCTTCTACGTCAACGCACCCATCTTCGTCTGGCGTGAGCACATGCGTCATCGCATCGCTTCCTACAACGAAGAGTCAGGTCGCTATAGGCAGTTGGACCCTGTGTTCTACATGCCAGACCGTCAGCGGAAGTTGGTTCAGACAGGCAAGACGGGTGCATACATCTTTGAAGACGGGGATGACTTTCAGTACGCCATGACCATCCAGAAGGTTCGTCAAAGTTGCGAGACTGCATACACGAACTACGAAAACATTCTCTCTACTGGTGTAGCCCGTGAAGTTGCTCGGGTAGTTCTCCCTGTCAGCATCTACTCGTCTGCCTACGTCACGATGAACGCTAGAGCTTTGATGAACTTCCTCTCACTACGTCGGATTGCCGAAGGTTCTCACTTCCCTTCTTACCCCCAACGGGAGATTGAGATGGTGGCAGAGAGGTATGAGGAAATCTTTGAGTACCACATGCCCGTTACTCACGCTGCTTTTGTAAAGAACGGCAGAGTTGCACCGTGAGCGTTCAGTATGCGCAGGGGTATTTGCAGGGATTAAAAGACACCACTTGGAAGTGTTTTGACTGCGGCAACACTTACGAGAGTTCAGTAGAGGAGTGCCCAAACCTATTGATTGACGAGGCAGAGGCAAAGCTTCGATACGAAAAGAACAGGACCGACAATGAGTGAGGGAATCGCTTACTGCTACGCACGAGTCTCTACTCAGATGCAGGCAGAAGATGGAATCAGTTTGGGAGCACAAGAAAAGCAGTTGATTGCAGCTGCTGAGGCTGCTGGTTACGAAGCAGTCATCCTTCGTGAAGAGGGCCGCTCAGGTAAGAACATCACCGGTAGACCGGTACTTACAAAAGCACTTTCTGAACTAGACGAAGGCAAGGCGCAAGCACTTTACGTAACCCGCCTTGACCGACTTGCCCGTTCAACCCGTGACTTCCTCAGCATCGTTGACCGTTCACATAAAAACGGATGGCGTTTATCAATGCTCGACCTCGGGCTCGACACCGCTACTTATCAAGGTCGGTTTGTTGTGACTGTCATGTCTGCCATGGCAGAGATGGAACGAGGCATGATTTCCCTGCGCCAAAAGGATGTTCACAAGGACAGACGGGACTCGGGGAAGGTTTGGGGCGTTGATGTTGGTCCCAAGTCAAAGGTGTCAGAAGAAACTAAGCAAATGATTTACGACAGACGGCAAGCAGGTGTCTCGTACAAGTCAATTGCGGACGAACTGAACGCTCATAAAGTTCAGACATCGCAAGGGGGGAAGCAGTGGTATGCCTCGACTGTTTCTAGTGTTTACGCTGCTATCTGCAGAGAAATCGACAACACAAAGAAATAATAAAATGTAACTAGCCGCACTCTGCCCACATGAGTGCGCAGGGGCTAGTTATGGTACGTCGGCATCTCTATATCTATAAACGCCGACTTCTGTCGTACCTATTTTCGACTGCTGCAGGGTCGATTATAATTTTCGTGTACGGAGTTCTTTCTCCTACAACTGCATATGCCGCTGACTCCCCAGCAGAGGAGGTTCAACTCGAACAAGAACCCAGTATCCAAGATTCCAGTCCGGATGCGTCTGAGGAGGTGGTCCAAGATGCGGCATCGCTTGAGTCAACGCAAGACTCTCTCGGTGATGTTGCAACCGCAGCAGCAGCAGCGGAATCTGATATTCAATCCACAAACGAGTCTTTGCAGGAGGTTGTCAACCTAGAGCAAACAATTACGTCAACTGACGAAACCGCCGAGGCGATTGCTAGTGCAACTCAGGATGTGGAAAGCGCAGAGGCTTCGATTGCAGTAGTCAACGAAGCAATCCAAAACGCCGAAACTGCACTCTCAGACTGGGAGCAATCAATATCAGATGTTGAGTCACAACAAGCGGTTGTAGCAGACAAGCAAACAGTTCTAGAAGAAGCTGAGTCTGCACTAGCAAACGCCGAGGCTGATTACCCCGTAGAGACGACAGTGACGGAGGACTTCGAGGACGAAGACCTTTCAGATTCAGAAATTGTTATCACCGTTGGTGATACACCAGTTTCATCTTCTCCGGTCGCAGGTGTGTCAATCGTAGACATTCCGGATGACGACCCTTTCGTAGACAACGGCTTCACGCTCAACCTAGAAGAAGCAACTGATGATGTCTACATCTACATGCCAGAGAGCATCAGGGTTTATGAAGTTGGGTTCGATGTTTTCGCCAAAAACGGCGACGAGCCTTACTTAGTAATCGAGTACGACGCAGAAGGAACAACTTCTGTTGTAGAAAACACCCTCCCCGACTACAGCACCGCTGAGCCCAAAGAAGGCACTGGTGACATCGGGTATGTCGTTACTTACACAGCAACTGAGGGTTTGTCGATTGGGTACTTGAAAATCCCAGCCACTCCAGAATACGACTGGTATACCCTCGACAACTTTTACTACAAGTATTTTGATTACATCATCAACCCTTCCTACCAACAGGAGGTTGACGATGCAACAGCCAATCTTGGGTCCGCCCAAACTGACTTGACCAGCTATGAAGAAGTTGAGTCAGCCAATCAATCTTTGGCTTTGGAAGCGTTGGAGACAGCACAGAGCGCAGAGTCTTCAATGCAAGAAGCCATTAGCGCAGCGCAAACTTCAGTTGCTACGACAAGTTCTGTCGTTCAGGAAGAAGTAGAAAATCAAACTCCAGAGCCAGAACCTGAGCCTGGTGATATTGTTCGAGAATTCAAAATTAAAGCTCGTCCAGAAAAACGTGTAAACCCAAGCCAAAACT